CAGTACGGACCAGAGGGCTATAACGAGCTCACGGCTCTCAGGCGAAGTATCAGAGAGAAGCGAGAGAAAACTATTTACGCGCAAGAGAGAAAGCGCAAAGCATTGTTTTGGAATAGCGTGCAAATCAGCGGAATAATTATATTAGCGTATGCCTGCTATTCTGTATTCGTAATGATTTTAGGAGCTACAAATGGCAACAGTTAAGGAAGCATTGATACGCTTATCGGGACATGAAAAAGAATGCGCTATCAGATACCAGAACATCGAGAAGCGTCTTGATGAGGGTGCTGAGAGATTTAGGAAAAGCGAACTAATGCTTTGGGGAATGTATCCCTTAATTATTGGATTATTTTTAATTGAGAAAGGCGTGCTGTGATGTTGAAATTATTAATCGGCCCTATTGCAGATTTGGCAGGCGGCTTTTTAAAAAATAAAGCAGAGCAGGCTAAGGCAAAGCATGAAGCTAAAATGAATGTGATTCAGAATGATGCTGACTGGGAAGCAAAGATGGCAGACGCTTCAGCATCAAGTTGGAAAGACGAATTCTTTAGTCTGATTTTAAGCTTGCCTCTGTTCTTTATTGGCTATGCAATAGTGGTAGATGATATGACGATAATACATAGAGTTGAGCAGGCATTTGCCGCATTAAATAATCTGCCAGATTGGTATCAATATTTATTGTTTATAGCAGTGTCTGCCAGTTTTGGCATTAAAGGCGCTGACAAGATAATGAACATGAGGAAGTGAAATGCCCTTAATTAGCTTAAAAATTCCTGCGGGAGTTTACAGGCACGGTACTGATCTAGAGTCAGCTAATCGATGGCGAGATGCCAACTTTATACGTTGGGAGAATAATGCCGTGCGCCCTATTGGTGGGTGGCAACAGCGTCAGGATATTACCAACAGCGCGAGTCCGGTTGATATTAATATCGCAGGGCCCGCCAGAGGATCTGTTAGTTGGGTAGACAATGGCTCTAATCCCCACATTGCCGCAGGCACATATAACAAGTTGTGGCACATTTCCGGTGTGGGCGTAAAAACCGATATTACCCCTGCCGGCTATACTGTTGGCACAATCGACTCTGAACCTAACATTGGTTTTGGCGGTTATTATTTTGGGTTGGGTTTGTTTGGCGTTGAGCGCCCTAACAATAATATTGGCCTAGAGGCTACAACATGGGCGGTAGATACTTGGGGCGAGTACCTAGTAGCGTGCGCTAATAGTGATGGCAAGTTATACGAGTGGACCCTAAACACAGCCAACCCTGCCGCAGTCATTGCAAATGCTCCAACCAATAACAGCGCTTTAGTGGTTACTGAAGAACGGTTTTTGTTTGCTCTGGCCGCAGGGGGTAATCCTCGAAAGGTACAGTGGTGTGACCGTGAAGATAATACTGACTGGACCCCAACGGCACTAAACCAAGCAGGCGACATTGAGTTACAGTCAAACGGTGAAATACAGTTAGGCATAAACACCAGAGGTAGGACACTAATCCTGACCACCACAGACGCTCATGCGGCTACGTACAGCGGTCCTCCCGTGGTTTACGGATTTGAGAGGGTAGGCACAGCCTGTGGAGCGATAAGCCGGCACTGCGCAATAGCTATCGATGAGGGCGCATTCTGGATGGGCTATAACGGGTTTTTCGCATACAACGGTTCAGCCGTAGTGGAGATGCCCTGCGATGTACATGATTATGTTTTTAAGGATATAAACAAGGCAGAGCAGTCTAAGGTGACCTGCGTTGATAACAGCCAGTTTAATGAGCTGTGGTGGTTCTACCCAAGTGGGTCAAGCAATGAGAATGATCGATACGTTGTTTACGACTACAAAGAACAGCACTGGAATATCGGTACGCTATCCCGTACGTCTGCAGTAGATTTGGGCGTCTTTACAAACCCAATATGGTTTGCGCCAAATGGCGATGTATATAATCACGAGTTAAATTACGCGCATGATGGCGAGCTTCCCTTTGTAGAGAGCGGCCCTATATCGATAGGGAATGGCAACGAAATAATGAAGGTGAATGAGATCATTCCTGACGAAAGCAACTTAGGTGATATCACGTTAACCTTTAAAACTCGATTTTACCCAACATCGACAGAATACTCTCACGGTCCATTTACCATGCTAAACCCAACTGGCGTTAGGTTCCAAGGCAGGCAGGTGCGAATGCGTATTACTGGTGTTGAGCTCAATGACTGGAAGGCGGGAACAATGCGCATCAATGCAACAGAGGGAGGCGAGCGATGAGTCTGGCAGAAAGACCACCTTCAGCCGGTAGGACTGAATACCGCAGGTGGGCTGAGAGGCTCAATGACTTTTTGACTCGCACAAAAAGCAAACTGGCCTTCTATGTTGCAGGAGATTCTGCAGAAGAAGATGGCACAATCTTGTGGGATAGAACAGGCTACCCAGTAATTTCTAAAAACAATGAGTGGAGACAAATTGTACTAGCAGATGGGTATGGTGAATTTACGCAAACATCGAGCCTAACAGCAACTAGCGCTAATACTGCATATGCCATACCTTTTAATAGTGTTGATGCTAATGGCGGCTTATCAATAGATGGCTCAGACAGCACTAAAATTAAAATTTCGGAGGCAGGGGTTTATAATGTTGCAGGCCATGTACAGATAAAAAGCTCAAGCGCGGCAAGCAAAACCGTTTACTACTGGCTAAAAGTAAATGGCAGTAACTTAGACCATAGCGAAAGATTGACAGTCCATAACAATGGAGCCTATGGCGTGTTATCTGTTAGCGATCAGATTGAGGTGCCGGCTAACTCGTATGTGCAGGCGTATTGGGCTGTTAGTGATACGGCATTATGGTTAGACTCAGACCCTGCCACAGCGTTTGCGCCAAGGTCTGACGCGATACATTTAACTGTAACTCGCAATCGCCAATAATGGTATAATCAGCGCTTCTAAGGAGCAGGTTTAACAAATGGCCGCAACTATCAATGATGAGCTAGAACGCTGTAAGGATTGGATTGAGAGCGCCCTAGAATACTCTGGGGGCACGCACAACTGGAACGATATTGTTGAGGGAATACACAACCTCAGATATCAATTTTGGCCTGCTGAAAAAGGCTGTGCGGTTACAGAGATAATTGTTTTTCCGCAGAAAAAGATATTTCATGTTTTTTTAGCGGGTGGAGAGATGGAGCAGATTGTCGATATGAACGACTCTGCAGTGCAGTTTGCAAAGTCTCAGGGTTGCTCAGGAATGAGTATAGCGGGCCGCAAAGGGTGGTCTAGAGTTTTAAAAGATAAAGGGTGGAAGGAGTCTTTCACTACATTAGCGCAGGAGATTTAGAATGAGTGGCGGCAAAGGCGGTAGCCAAACAACGGAAGCAAGCATTCCAGACTGGGCAAAAGAGCCCACAATCAGAAATTTAGCACGGGCAGAAGAAGCTCAGCAAATAGGCTATATGCCTTACATGGGCCCTGACCTAGCGGCATTTAATCCTACGCAGACGCAAGCCATGCAACAAAACATCAATGCGGCCCAAGCGTTTGGTTTGGCGGCACCATCCTCGCCTTTAGAGGGTATGCCTGAAGCACAACAGTTTGCAGGCGGCATGATGGGCTACTCTGCGTTTCCAATGTTTGAGCAGGCTCAGCAAGAGATCGCGGCACGAAACCCACAACAGCAGGCGGCATACGATGCATTGTTTGGCGGTGGGGCTCAATCAACGAGCTCGCCTAATATGCCATATGGCCGGCCACCACTTAATCTTGGGAGGTTCAGCTAATGGGTATGGCACAAGCACAAGGTCCAAACACGATGGCTCAGGCTCAAGGGCCTAATACTATGACAGCGCCCGCACCGGCAGGCCCTAACGTCAATCAACTGGCAATGCAGGGTATTCAGGGCGGTATGCAGGGTACGATGGCGGCAGGGGCGTATCAGCCTATGCAAGTGCAGGCAGGACAATTAGCCGGCACAGACCTAGCGGCATACGAGAACCCCTATACTCAGTCTGTAGTAGACGCTCAGGCGGCAGACGTTATGCGCAATGCTCAGATCGGGTTAAACCAGTTAGGCGCTCAGATGGGCTCAGCAGGAGCATTTGGCGGCTCTCGACATGGCGTTGCTATGGGCGAGCTTGGCCGTGGTGCACTAAGCACGATTGGTCAGCAGTCAGCGTCTTTGCGTCAGGCCGGATTCAACCAAGCACAGCAGGCGGCTCAGGCAGATATCGCTAGGACCATGCAGGCAGACTTGGCTAATCAGGCGGCAGGTCAGCAACAGGCCAACAGAATGCTTGGAGCGTCACAGCAACTAGCCAACATTGGCAACTTAGGATTTGGCATGGGTCAGACCATACAGCAGAACCTGATGAACCAAGGCAATATGCAACAGCTCGCACAACAGCAGTTGATCGATGCGGCTAAACAACAATTTTCCGGCTACACTGGAGCACCCGCAGAGACTATCAATTATGTGTCTCAGGCACTTGGCGCGTCACCGATTCCGCAGTCCCAAACCACTAGCAAAAATCCTGGCCTCTTTGACTATTTATCGCTTGGAGCTAGTGCGGCAGGAGCGTTCATGTGATGGATATGACTAGAGAGGATATGCTCCGCAAAATCATGCAGAGCGCCAAGATGGTAAAGCCAGAGGATATGGCAGGAATGACCGCGACAGCAGGACCAATTGAAAACCTGCAGATCACAGCAAAAATGTCAGGGGTAACTCCAGACGGAGGCATTGATAATGTAGCGCAGGCTATTGCTGACGCAGGTACATCTCCAGAAGGTCTTGCTATGGTTCAAGAGGGCATGAGCGGAGAGGGTATGTCGTTTGACCCTGCTAAGTTTGCTGAGATGTATGCGGCAATGCCATCAGCCGGTCCGGTGGCCCCAGAGATGCTTGGATTAATTCAGGGCGCAGGATTTTCCCCAATGCAGGCGGCATCAACCAATTATTTAACGCCTGTTAACTCAGGGCTTATGGATTTATTGAGAGCTCAGCAACAAGGCAGAATGTGAGGATATAATGGCTAACGGTATTTTGAGTGTAGACGCTCTAATCGAGCAGGAAAGGTTAAAGCGTGCAAACCAAGCGCTGTTAACAAACCCCAACCAATCAGTTAACCCGATTACTGCGGGAGATATCCCTGCGCTAATACAGCAGGGCCAAAACTCTGTGCAACCACAGCCAATGATGTCACCTGCAATTCCAAGTGCGCCTTTTAATCCTCCGCAGGCACAGAAAAAGCCAAACTTTTTACAGCGCATCGGTCAGGGGCTAAAAGACCCTACTACGCTAACAGCATTAGGCGCGGCATTTAATCAGATGACGCTCAACCCAAATGCACAGCTACAACAGCGTGCTAGTGATATGCTTGCCGTGCGAACCTTGAATCAAAAGGCAAACCAGACTGTACAGTATTTGCGCTCTCAGGGCAGAGATGATCTGGCAGACATGGTAGAGGCAAACCCAACAATGGCGGCAGAGGTGCTGAAGGGATTGGCAACAGCCAAGTCGGGCGGCTTTATGCGCAAGCCGATAGGAGGCATTCAGACTGATCCTGTCACAGGTCAACTGTTTTACACGGAGTTTGACCCTAATGTTGAGGGTGGCGCAAAGCGTGTCAATGTTGAGGGTGCGTATGGGCAGACTCCAAAGCAAGTGCAAGATATGGCGATTGACCTACAATTGGTTGAAGCGGATTTAAAGGCAGGCCAGAAAACAGGCGAGGAGTTGTTTGATAAATTTCAGATTATCGACAAAAACATTAAAGATCTTTATCGCGTTGGCGAGTTGGCTA